TGCCCGTGTCGGGCGTCGGGCGGCCCTGATAGAGGCTCGCCCACGTGCGGGTGCCGGCGGTGCGCTTGCGCAGCTCCCACTGCTCGCGGGTGCGGCCTCGGGCGCTGACCATGAACTCGCCGGGCGTCCGCCCAAGCAGGTCGGTCTCGCCCGCCTCGGGCCGGTGGTCGGCCTGCGCGGGGATGTTGAGCACCCGCCAGGGGCTACCGGGCTCGGCCAAGAGCCGGCCGGCGAGGTCGCCATGATGCCAGCGGGTCAGAATCAGGACCGCGGGGGCGCCTGGCGCGAGACGGGCAGATGCCTCGTCGGTCCACCAGGACCAGACACGCTCACGGTAGACGCGGGACTCGGCCTCGGTGCGGCTCTTGATCGGGTCGTCGATGATCATGCAGTTGTGGACGAGTACGCCTTCTGCAAAGAAGTTGTGCGTGCCTTCCACTTGGAAGTCATAGACGTCGACCGCCGTGTCGCTTCCGTCGAGAACCACGGAAACGGTGTCGTCTTCGACTTGTGGTGAACCAAGTGACAGGTCTGGCAGAGAAGAATCAAGTTCTCCGCCCGGTTGTCCCGCACGTCCTCGTTGATGTGATGGACGAGAAGTGCTGAGCGAGTCATTTCGCGCCCCGAGCGAACGAACGTCAGCACGGGCGCCTTCGAGCAGACCACGCATACCCCATCGCGCTCCACGATTAATGGACGCATAAGACGAAACCATTTCGCATACGAGGTGCCGGTAGTGAATCGCGAGTTCCCAGTGCCTCGCATACGAGCGGCGTGCGCTTCGTTGGCGCAAGAGCGAGAGCAGTACGCCGTCCGCGTAGTTCTTGGGCGGAACTCGATCGAGCATTGCGGGCAGTTCTTGCGGGGCGCACGCTCGATTCGTGCTGCGGACCGGCACCGATCCGAGCAATAGGTCGCCCGACGCCCGACTGGCATCCTGCCGCCACATTGCCGACACGGCTTCCGGGTCCTCAACGACTCGGACATCCCGGCCCGCACGCAAGAGTCGGAGCAATAGAGCATGAGCCCACGAGCGATTGCCCGTCGTAGGTATTGCTTCTGTACCGCACGCAGGCTGCCGCATTGGCGGCATTCCACCAAGAGCCACGAGGCCCACCAGCGTTTCTCCTGGCCGGAGGCTGCCGGCGGGCACATAGCCTCGGCTCGTATGGATTCGATGATCGGGTGTGCAGACGAGACGACGGCCTGACTTCGTGATGACCGTAATGACTCGACGGCCTGAGATGCGTCGAGAGGCCTCCACTTTGCGCCAGACAGGGGTTCCGGTGGTGTGATCGTAGGCGAGTATGCGCGTGACCCCACGCTCGAAAGCTTCGCGCGCGGTGATTGGCCCATACTCAGATTCTATACGCATATCACCGCTAATACAGTCACAGGCTCGACCGGTGATGCCGCCGCCGATGCCGACGGAGTAGACGCCGCCCTCGTGTCCGTCGATCGTCCATTCGCCGGCTGCGCCGTTGTCGGGAGCGACCCGCAGCCCGAGCTCAGGGTGGGCAACGATGCGGTTGCGGATGCTGCGGCCGTTGCGGTTGGCGAGGCCCTGTCCGTAGGACGCGACGATGATCCGTAGATCCGGGTTCCGGGTGAGCATCCACAGCGGGAAGTCGCCGGCGGCCCGGACCGACTTGCCCTCCTGCGGCGCCATCGTGACGATGAGCCGCGCGTCGGGTGTGGTCGCAGCCTCGACGAGGTCCTGGTCGATCAGATCGAGCGCGGGCGTCTGGATCGTCCGCGGGTTGAGGTGCCGGGCGAGAGCGCCGGGCGTGGGCCACCGTGAGGGCCGTGCGGGCTCGAAGGTCCGGGCGACGTGCTCCCACGGATCGAGTGCGGGGGATGTGCTCACGGGTCTCACCATCTCGCTTGACCGAGGGCGGAGACACTACGGGCGTGATCCGAATGGAATCGCATCGGTGTCATTCTCGTCAAGTCCCGCCGATTCCGGGCGTGTCGCGGGTGGTCCTCGGGGGTCGCTTCTTGCCTCGCGGCCAGCCCTTGCGGACGGCGACGTCATGGCGCGCGTACCGCTCGAAGTCGCTGCACTCGGCGAGGGAGACGTAGACGCGGCGCTCCACCTTGGCGTGCCCGACGCGGCCCAAGCTGACCCACTTGTGGATCGTCGAGTAGGGCACGGCGAGCAGCCGCGCGGCCTCGTCGAGCGGCACGAGGTCGCCCGGGTCATCGAGCATCCGGTGCGCGTCGTGGGCGTCGAGGCGGCGGCGCATCGTCACAGGACCTCGACCACCTGGGCGTATGGCGTGCGCCGCCCGCAGGCCCGGCACTTCACCAGTCCCGCGATGACCTTCACGGTCACCGCGCAGTCGCTGCACATCGGTTCGCGGACTCCGCCGCCCGGGTCGCAGCCGCAACGAACACCGGTCTCCACGATGACGGACGCCGGGGACTCGCACGCGCCGGCGTGGTGGTCGCACCCGACGCCGAGCCGGGCCCGCGCATGCGATGCCACACAGGCGCAGGCCACCGGTGCGACGAGCAGCGCCTCGAGGTCGACGTCGGGCAGGACGGCGGTCATGCGCTGCGCTCCTGGGGCGCGAGGTTGTCCTGGTAGTCGTCCCACTCGTAGACCGCATGGCAGGCCCGGCACTTGACCAGGTGCTCGGCGTTGCGGTGGCGGAGCTGGCCGCGGGCGTCGCAGGCCCGGCACGTGCCGGGGAGCCGCGACTTCAAGTCGGCGCCGACGATCCGCTTAAGCCGCTCGTGCCAGGACATGATCGCTTCGCCGTCGGCATGCGCGTCGGGGCCGGAGAGCAGCGGCACGGGGTGCGCGGCGGCGAAGTCGAGGCGGCGGCCGGTCGGGCAGGTCGTGCCGAGCCGGGCCGCGAGACGGTCGGTGAGGTCGACGAGCCAGCGGTCGAAGGCGTCGGCCTCCTCGAAGGCCGGCGACGGGGACGGGGGAGCCGAACCGGTCGCGCGTCGCTCCTGCGGCTGGGCGATCGCGAGCGCCCCCGAGGTCGGGATGTCGCGCAGCAGCCCGGGCAGTTCGGCGAGCGCGTCGGTGATCCGACCCTGGCAGCCGTCCCGCACCCGGTCCATCGTGACCTGCCCGCGGGGACCGACGACGGGCGCGTAGGTCGGCTCGCACCAGACGGGCCGGCCGGGCCAGAACTCGATGCCGTGGTGGGGTGGCTCGGGGGTGTCGGTGTAGCCGTCCGCGTCGACGGTGTCGGCCCAACGCCAGTAGGCGTCCTCGTACTCGGCCTGAGCGCGGCGGTATGCCGCATTGCACTTGCCCGGGCAAGGGGTCGAGTCCTCGGCCGGGGTGTGCGTGACGTCAGCGCGGGCGAGGTGGCGGCGGCTCATGTGTGGTCCTCTCAGAATCCGGCGCGTCGCCCGTCCATGGGGGCGCGCTCGTCGGGGTGCGGGTTGGCGATGGTGGCTTGGGTGTAGACGTCGCCTTGTGGCTGCGGGTCGTCGCCGGGGTGGCCGCGGGTCTTGTCCTCGCGCTGAAAGTCGACGATCCAGCGGCGGCGGGCGGCTTCGAGGATGAACCTCACGCGGACCACCCCGACGGCCAGCCGCGGTCGCCGGTGGTGATCCACTCCCACGCCGACCAGGTGAGCGACCGGAAGCCGGGCGGGGCCTCGGTGACGATGGCGTGCAGCGGCTCCGACAACTCGATGAAGTACGCGCCGTCCGGGTCGATCGCGATCCGGCGCTTGCCGTCAGGTTCGCGGAGATATGTCCGGTAGGTGATCTCGATGTGGCCCTCGTCGACCGCGGCCGCGGTCATGTCGTTGCGTGCGCCGGTGGGGGCGGGAATCTCCTCGGGTGCGAGGCCGACCCGGCGGCACCAGGCGGCGACCTCCTCGCGGCGGGAGTCTTGCGCGGCGGCGTCGAGCTTCGGGCTCATTCGGCGGTCCTCTCTCGGGTGTTGTGTGTGACGTCGGCGCGGGCGAGGCGGCGGCGACTCATGGGCTCTCCTGGGGTCGATCCTGCGGGGTCGGGGGATCCTGCGGCTTCAAGGGGAAGGCGCTCATCCGCCGCCCCCCTCGATCGCCAGGCGCCGCACCTCGCGCGGCACCACCTCGGCGACGGCGACCGACCAGGCATCCCGCACGGCCGCGACAAGGTCAACCTCGGCCACGCCGAGGCGCTGCAGCGTCTCGATGACCGCGGCGAGCATCCCGGCGAGCACGGCCTGCACCACGCCCGCGAGCTGCGCCCCCTGCGACTCGGCCAATCGCACCCGGCGCTCCTCGATGCCCGCCTTGAGTGCCGAGGCGGCATACCGCGCGAGGCGGTCCTGCGCGTCGACCATGAGCTTGTACGCCACAGAGGCACCAGCGGCCTCGGTGACCTTGAGCTTGCCCTTCTTGGTGGTCTCCTGGGTCTTGCCCCACGTCAGGGCCTCGGGGTCGATCTGCGCCACGACGGAGCGCCAGTAGTCCACCTCGCCGGCCGCGCCGTAGATCGCCTCGAGGAGCGCGTCGCCGGGGTCCACGGTGCGCGGGGTGACCAGGCCGTGCTTGGCCATCTCGATGGCGGCGCGCTGCTGCGCTAGTCGCTCATCGGCCGCCCGGCGAGCTTGGGGTGACCCGCCGCCGTGCAGCTTGCAGACGTAGCCGCCGGGGATCGGCGGATTGCCGCAGGGGCCGCCGGTGCGCTTGGAGTGGCCCTTGCAGCCGCGCGGGTGGGTCTTGCCGCAGCGGGCGCAGTCGGTGATTGGCTCGATCATCGCCCACCCCTGGCCCGCTCGATCGCCTCGCGGGCGTCCCACTCGGCGTCGTCGTCCGCGTCGCTCTCAGCCGATTTGCGGGCCTCTCCGGTCGCGGGTGTCCGCGAGTGCCAGTCCAACCCTTCGAGGCCGTCAGCGACGCGAGACGGGCCGCTCTCGGCCCCTTCCTGGCCCTCGACGGACCGGCGCCACTGCTCCAGCCGCTCGGCGTCGTCGTCCGCGTCAGCGGGGGGCGCACTCCACTCGGACAACCACGGCTCGGGCGGGAGGGTGGTCACCTCGACCTCGCGCGTCGGGGTGTGGGCGAAACCGTCACCGTCGAGGATGCGTCTGCCGTCGGCGTCGAGGGCGAACTCGTAGAAGCGCAGGAACCAGGCGCCGCCATCGCGTCGGACGAGGCGCGGCTCGCGGGCCGGGATGCGCTGCGCGTCGAGACCGACCGAGGCCAGCCACTCGATGATCGGGGTGGGGTCGGGCATCGCGTCGAGGTCGGTGAGGTAGCCGGGACACGCAAGCTCAGCCTCCAGCCGGCACGCGGTGTCGCGGGCGTCGTCCCGCTCTTGCGTCAATCGCTCGATGTCCGCCAGCGTCTCGGCGCAGCAGCAGGTCACATGGTCGGCGGTGCTCATCGGGTGGTCCTCTCGGGTCGGGGTCGCTCGGGGTCGGGGATCTCATGCACGGTGTCGCCGTGGTGCAACTCGCCTTCCCGCGCGTGCCTCGACAGCAGGCCTTTTCGTCGTGGGGGCCGGATCACTCGATCACGCGCAAGCCGACCGCGCGCCAGCCGTCGACGTCGTGCTTGCACTCAGGCGTGGTCCACCATTGGTGCACTGCGCCGGCGAGGGCGTGGCAGGCGGTCGGGCCCAGGGTGCGGGCCCTGGCGACCAACGCGTCCTCGTCCACCCCCCACTTGCGGCCATACTCGCCGTCGAGTCCGTCGAAGGCGTCAGCGAGTTCGGCCCAGAGGTAGGCGCTCACGGTGGGCTCGATCATGGGCGCGTTGAGTACGTCCGCGATGCACCCGATCTCCCCGAGCCGCCACGTCACGCGGGTCAACTCGGCGGCGAGATGGACACACCAGAGGTCGAGTTCGAGTGCGGCTTGCCGGGGGACGCTATCCCCCTGCATCATCGCCGCGGCGCGGCCGAGGAGCCACGACTGGGAGTCCTCATCGAGGTAGACCTGGAAGCGGTCGGCAGCGGGCATTAGGACTCCTTGGTGATTGTGTGGGTGATCGCGCGGCTCCACGGCGCGAGCTGCGGTACGCCGAGGGCGACCATGCATAGGTCGCCGGTCGTGGCCTCGACCCATCGGCCGATGGCGCGGCCGTCCTCCACGTGGAGGATGCGACCCTCCTGGCAGTCCATGGGGATCATGACCGTCCCGTCCGTCCCGTCCTCGTGGACCCACGCGGCCGCGACGGACGGGCCGGTCTCGTCAATCCAGGTGGCGTCGGTCAGGCCGAGCGCGTCGGCCGGGATGGTGAATTCCCATCCGCAGTGGTCGAGGACAGTGCGGGTCGCCTGGGTGCTCATCGCGCGTCGTCCTGGGTGAAGTAGCGGACCACGCGGCCACGGCGGGCCGAGCGGGAGACGTTGAGGCTGAACTGGCACGTCCCGAGGAGCTGCTTCCACTCGCCGCCGGTCCACTCGAACAGGCCGGCGCCGGCGCCGTTGGTAGCGTATTCGAGGGTCATGGCGCCCTCTTCCAAGTCGCGGGAGCCGGTGACGGTCCACCTGTAGCGGCCCTGGTCGTCCGTGGTGATGGGGCTGATGCGGGTAACGTCGTACAGCATGGTCGGGGTCCTTTCCCGGTCGTGCCCCTCGATCCCTTGCCCGGATCGGGGGGTTTCTTGCTTACGTGTATAGATTAACACGTCTCTGTGTAGGTTGCAACACCGTCATGGGTTTACGTCTTCGCGAGGGGTCGTCAGCGGCGCATGCGGGGGTCGGGCTCCCTGGCGGCGGCGAGGACTAGAGCGGCGAGGACCACGGGGCCGTCTTCCCGAGCATGCTCGACCCAGCCCGTCCACACGCGATACTCGGCACCGGCGGCCGCGGCCGCGGCCTCGGTTCCTGCTCGGCCGGCGATGGCGGCGAGCACGTCGGCGAGGGTGTGCAGCAGGGTGGCCTCGGGGACGGCCGGGGCCCGGCGGATTGGGGGCTTGCGGCGGGTGGCGGTGGGGCGGGTGGTGTCCCGCGTTGTGGGGGTCATGTCTAGGCTCCGAAAATGGGAGTGTGTCCCTCGAAAAGGACGCGGTCGCTGGGACGCTCGACCGTGTCCCGTGTCCCGTAGGGAGAGGGACACGGAGACACGGTCGATCTGTGTCCCGTCGGGGACACGGTTAGGGACACGGTCGGGACACGGTTACTCGTGGGTGAAGTTGAGTGTTCGCTGTGAGTGTTGTCCACAGGGTTATCCACAGTTATTCCTTGTCGTCGAAGGGTCGGATGAGGAAGTGGAAGCTGGCGTCTCGGGTGCCCTTCTCGACCCGGATGTAGCCCTCGCGGATCAAGGTTTCGACGGCGATGTCGATGCTCGCGCCCTTGCCTTTGACGGCCATGCGGATCGCTCGCAGGGAACCGCCGGGCGATCGTTCGAGGTATTCGCTCACCCGCTTCATCAGGACTGTGGGCCTAAAGTTCCCGTCCTCGTCGTGGCTCTCCTGCGGGGTCTCTAGCCACCCAAATATCGGGCTCACCGTGGCCCCGTCAGCGGCCGACTGCGTGGCGTCTAGGTGCAGCTCGGCGATGGTCATTCCCGTGGCGCCGACGTCGCCGTGCTTGTCCTTGTCGACCACAATCCGGGTCAGGCCGCGCTCGCCCTTGCCGAAGCTCTTGACGATGAGGGCCTTGTAGGCGGTGCCGGTGATCCCGGCGAGCTTGTGCTGGGCGCCGATGCTGTAGCGGCCCCGGCTCTCGGAGTCCTTGACGACGTGGTCGACTTGTAGGACGCCGCAGCCGAGGGAGGCGAGCCGGTTGGGGATGAGGGCGAGCCATTTGGCGGCGTCGGCGTTGTCCATGAGGCTTAGCCCGTGCATCGTCATGGCTTCGGTGATGCCGTCGATCAGGACCAGGCGGCAGTCGCGGGCGCGGACTGCTAGTCGTGCCCATTGCGGGTCTGTCATGCCTGCCTCGGGGCGGACGTAGCGCAGGTGGGCCAGGAGTAGGGAGGGGTCGACGCCGAGGCTCAGGAGCCGATTGGCGAAGGTCTCGGGGCGGTCCTCGAAGTCGATGACGAGGACGGGGCGGCCATCGGTGATCTCTTGGGCGGCGCCGACGAGGCCAAACCACGTTTTTGCGCTGCCAGGCTCCCCGCTGATGGAGTGGACTGCGGCGGGGTAGATCAGTGCTTTGCCGTCGCGGCGGGTGATGATCTCAGCTTTGGGTCCGGTGAGCGTTCCGGCGAGCAGGCCCTCGATGATCGGGTCGAGGTCGACGGGCTCCCAGGTGTCGCCCGCGAGGGCGGTCGTGGTGCCGGCCAGCGCGGTGAGCGTGGAGATTCGTCCGACCTCGCCGAGGGCGGCGTCCAGCAGCTCGGCCGGGGCGGTGTCGCCGGGGGTGAGGGCGATCTGCTCAACCTTGCGTCCAGCTTCGGCGAGGCGGCGGCGGACGGCGAGGTCTGCGACGATGCCCGCGTAGTACGTGCCATTGCTCGCGACGGGTACTGAGGCGATGAGGTCGTGGAGGTAGGCCTGCCCGCCGATGCGGGTGATCTGCTGGCGCCGGCGTAGCTCGTCGCCGACCGTGACGGGGTCGATGGGTGCGCCGGTGGCGTGGAGGTGTGCGAGCGCGTCGAAGACGATCTCGTGCTGCGGCCGGTAGAAGTCGGCGGCCGAGACCGCCTCGAGCACACCCTCGCGCACATCGGCGTCTAGGAGCATCGCGCCGAGGGTGCATTGCTCGGCGTAGGGGTCGTGGGGCACATCCTCGCCGCGGCGGCTGGCGTGCTGCTCGCGACGGCGCGCCAGGTCACCCGGCGGTGGGGGTGCGCCGTCGGGTGGTGGTGCGTCGGCGTCGCCTGGTGGCTGCCAATCGGTCACGGTCACCGGTGCCTCTCGGGGGCGAGGTGTGGTCAGGGTCAGGGGCGGGTCGCCACCCGGGCCGGTGGGGGCGCGGCCCGGGTGGCTGGGGGTCATGGCTTGCCGTGCCAGACGGCGCGCCCGGTGTCCGCTCCGATGGACTCAATGGAGGCGGCGAAGGCGTCACGCTTGACGTCCCCGGCGCGCTCCAGCACGTAGCCGAGGGCGAGCTGCCCGCGCTCGATCCGGTATCGGAAGCGCGCGGCCATCCGGTACGCCGGGCCACCTTCGTAGACCTGCAGTGCCAGCTCGATGACGTCGGGGATCTTGATGTCACCCTTGCGTCCGGCCTTGGCGTCGACGTCCTCGCGCCATTCGAGGGCGACCTGTCCGCCGGTGAGGCGCTTGGTCGATTCGAAGGTGACCTTGCTCGCGCCCTTGATCGTCTGCGCCAGCTCCAGCATGTCGGCGGCGGTGGGCGTGACGATGTTGGGCAGGTGCTGCTCGACGAACTCGGCGAAGTCGGTCTGGCTCAGCAGCTTTCCGCTGTAGCTGGTCCAGTCGAGCCAGTCCTGGGTGGTGGTGAGCTGGAGGACTGCGCGGTGGTCGCCCCAGCCGGCAATGCCATCACTGAGGCCGGTTTCTCCCGTGTGGGCGTTGATGACGGCGGTGACGCGGTCGGCGGTGATGTCGGCCCACAGCTCGGTCTCGGGCAGCCCGTGCTTGGCGAGGTAGTCGATCAGTCCGCCGGCGGTGGTGAGGGTGACAGTGCCGCGCTTGCGGTCGGGGCGGAGTCGACCGGCCTCGATCTTGTCGCGCAGGTCGATTTCCCGGTGTGAGCCGTCGGCGCTGGTGACGATGTAGAGGCCGAGCTCGATCTCGTGCGGGGCGGCGGCGAGGCGGGTCTGGTCGCGGATGATCTCGGCCGCGGTTTCGATGATGGGGTCGGGCATGGTCAGTTGGCCTTTCGGTGCTCGATGATTTCGCCGGTCTTCGGGTCGACGCCGGCGGGTGGGGGGACCTCGCGCAGCGCCTCGAAGACGAGTTGGCGCGGGTCGTTGCGGGTCAGGTTGCCGTCGTGGTCGAGGTACCAGATCGTGGTCGGGCGGTCGTGCTCGGGAAGGGCGATAGTGATGCCGTCTGTGACGACGAGCATGTCGAGCTTCCTGTCGTAGGCCACGGTCACCTTCAGCGTGATGGAGCCTTTCTTCTCGGTCTCGCGCACCTTGTCGATGAGGGTGTGTAGTCCCTCGCTCAGCTCGTCGGCGGTCTTGCCTTGCGACTGCTCGCGCAGCCAGTCCAGGAAGGGCCGGACGCGCGGGGTGTCGTCGACGGGTGGGCTACTCATGCGGATCTCCTTGCGGTGGTGGTGGTGTCTCCATCCCCGGCCGGGGATGGGGTGTTTTCGGCGCGCAGGCGGCGCAGTGTGCCGCCGGATATGCCGAGGTGTGTGGCGGGTCGCCCGGCGGCGTCGAGGCGTCGGACGGCCTCGCGCATCTCGTCTCGGGTCAGGGCGACTCTGGTCCCGGCGACGGCCCGGGCGATGGCGACCTCGTCGAGGTCGGGTTCGTAGGTGGCGTCGGCCCATCGGCTGGGGTCGGCGGGCGTCGCGGCGGGGTCGTCGATCGTGTCGTCGTCCCATGCGAGGGGCGGCAGCCAGCCTTTGCGGGCCGCGTCGAGGCGGGTGCGGTGGTGTGGTCCGGGTTGCATGGCGAGGTCGTCGTATGCCGTGACGATGAGGCGGTGCAGTCGTGGGCCGACTTGGCTCTGTGCGCCGCGGGCGATGTTCGCGAGGCTCACGAAGTGCCCGTCATAGCGTCGGGCGATCTCCATGCAGGACCAGCCGAGGGCGCCGAGGGCTTGGAGTCGTCGGCGGGCTCCGGTGGCGTCGGTGAGCCCGGCTGTGGCGGCGGTGATGTCGGCTTGCAGGATGCGGCTGGCGATGTGCCGGCCGATCTTGCGGTCGTAGCGGCGTAGGTCGTGGGTCAGGTGTTGCACGGTTTCGACGCTTAGGCCGGTCGCTGAGGCGATCCAGGCGGGCGAGTGGCCGCGCTCGTCCCAGGCCCGTAGTCGGGCGCGCGCCTCGGCGTCGCGGGTTGGCGGCACGAGTCCGGCCTCGGTGAGCTTGCGCATGCGGTTGCGCTCGGGGCGGCACGTCTCGCAGCGGCACGAGGTGTAGGTCGCGGTTGGTCGGCGGATGCACTCGACGGGGGGCTCGGTCTTGCGCCCCTCGCGGCGGGCGCGGGCATAGTGCGCGTTGCACATGCCGCGCGCCACGGCGGGCCGCTCGCAGCCGGGAATGGCGCAGGTGCGGGCGGTCATGCGCCCTCACCTTCCAGGTGGGCGAAAAGGCCCATGTCGTCACCGGTGATCTTGATCGCCTCTACGGGGTCGCGCCGGCGGTGGATGCGCGAGACGATCAGCGGGAGGTAGTCGCTCTCGCGCTCAATCGCGAGGCAGTGCAGACCTTCGAGGATGCACGCCTCCACGGTGGTTCCGCTGCCCGCGAAGGGATCGACGACCACGCCGCCGGGTGGGGTGACGAGCCGGACGAGCCAGCGCATGAGGTCGAGGGGCTTGACGGTTGGGTGCGCGACGCCGTTGACGCGGGGGCGCTCGTCTGAGTCGGCCTTGGCAACGAAGAAGAAGCGGGAGGGGCCGCCGCTGTCGGCATATTCCGCTCCGGTGGCAGTCATGCCCCAACCGTCGCCTGCATCGGACCCTCGGGGCTTGCCGACGCGGCTGGCGCTCTCCCCGCTCATTTCGTCGAGGGCGGCGGCCTGGGTGCTGTCGAGGGCGACGTTGGTGGGCCAGCGACCGGACGGCTCCACCTGCGTCCCAGCGCCTAATCCCTTGCCTAGAACTGTGTTGTCGTCACGGCGGATTGCGGGCCGGACTAGCGTGTCCCGACGCCGCTCAACATTGGGTGCCGTACACTTAGGGCATGGCATGGATTGACTCGTCGGGATACGTGAGCCTGCTCGTGAATGGGCGTCAGGTTCGGGAGCATCGAGTGGTTGCGGAGCGGATGCTCGGTCGGCCACTCCTGCCAGGGGAGCAGGTGCACCACCTGAACGGCACGAAGACCGATAATCGCCCTGAGAATCTGGAAGTGGTGACGAGTCGAGACCATCAGATTGAGCACTGGCGAGAGGGTCATTACGACGAGCGGGTGAGGGCTCAGACGAAGCCGGAAGCGGCGTGCTCGGACTGTGGATGGTTTGGTCGTCTGCGAGCTCGGGGCATGTGCAAGTCGTGCTATCACCGCGACTACTACCTGCGGAACCCTGAGAAGTGGGCCACTCGGGACTCTGCTCGGAAGCGCTGATCCGACAGGCCGCGATGTTGAGCGCCCCCGTGCCGTGCGCGAGGACAGTCGCGGCGACGGTGCCGATGAGGGGCTTGCGGGCGACGACGACGGGCTCGAACGCGGGCTTGAGCGCCGTGCCCCAGCCCTGCCAGCGTTCGGCGTCGGGGGTGGCGGGGATATCGCGCCGCTCGCGCTCTTTGCTGCTGCGTTGGTCGAACGAGATCGTCTCGCCGGAGACGAGCGGGCGCGCCTCGGCCTGCGTGATCTCGCGGGCGAACCATGCCGGGCCAGGCTGTCCCTTCATGCCGTTGAGGTCGATCAGTAGCGCGCGGATCTCGTCGGGCACGTCTTCGACCGAGATGCCTAGGACGGCAAGCAACGCGGGCGTATGGTCCAGCGTGGGGATGGCCGCCTGTGGTCCTTGGGTCGTCCAGTGTCCCGCCATGCCATTGAACCCGAACGCCGCGTCGATGTCGCGGTTGGTGACGCCTGCCGCCGTGCGCGTTGCAGCGACCCATGCCGTCACGCGGCGGATGTCTGCTCCGTCGTGTCGCCGCTTGTCGATGGCCTTGCTCACGTCCAGCGACTTCGGAAACCCGGACCCGTACATCCACGCGATCGAGTCGCGCACCTCGAAACCAGCATCCTCGACGGCGCAGGCGAGACGGTGCCAGGTGCGGGTGCCACCGAACGCGAGCAGGTGGCCGCCCGGCTTGAGGACGCGCAGGCACTCGGCGGTCCATGCGGTGCACCAGCGCTGGAACGCGGCAGGGTTCTCCCAGCCGTCCCACTCCCTGCCCATGAAGCCCCCCGTGCTAGAATTGAGGACGTGGGCGACATGGTGAAGCGTGAATGCCCGGCCTGCGGTTCCGTCTACGACGCGGACCCGGTACGGCTGCGCCACGGGCGACAGACGACCTGCTCCCGCGCCTGCTCCTATGCCTTCCGCGCGAGCCAGTTGGAACGGCGTCAGGTTGTCGAGTGTGCGGTCTGTGAGGTCGAGTTCACCCGTTCCCCCGCGCAGATCAAGTCGAAGCACGGCGCGGTCTTCTGCTCCCCCTCCTGCATGTACGCCGGTCGGACACTCGGCCTGACGCCCCGCGTCGTGACGGACGCCTACGTTCGCGTCGCGCCCTTCAACTACGAGGCGCACGCCCGAGCGGTTGCCACCCGCAAGTCGCGGGACAACTACGGACACAGCGATGAAACCCGGGCTCGGCTCAGTGAAGCAACGGCACGTGCCGTTGCAGAAGGTCGCGTCCCAGTCGTCAGCGGACTGGAGGATGAGGTCGCCGCCGAACTCGAACGACAGGGAGTCGCCTTCGAGAGGCAGGTCGCCATCCGTGGCGAGCGCGGCCGGTTCGTCGCCTGCGCCGACTTCGTCCTGGACGACGGTCGGGTGCTCGAAGTGAACGGCACCTTCTGGCACGCCGACCCCCGCGTCTACCCGGACGGCCCAGTCTTCCCCGCGCAGGTCCGCACCTCGGAGCGCTGGTGTCGCAAGATGGACGCCCTCGCCGCGCTCGGTGTCGTCGTGCTCGTCGCGTGGGAGCAGGATCTCCGAGACGACCTCGCGCAGACACTTCTTGTCGCGCTTGGCTGACGTCGAGAGGTTGTACGGCGGGTCGGTGACGACCGCATCGACGCTCGCGTCCGGAAGGTCTGCGAGCACGTCCAGACAGTCCCCGTGCCAGAGCGTCACGTGCTCGTCCTGGTAGTAGGGCTCGCTCATGACGCGTCTTCTCCGAGTAGTGCGCCCTGTGCGAGACGCGTGCGCAGGGAGAGGTCGAGGGAGTCTCCGTGCGCGTCTCTGCCGACGTACCGGTGGCCGTGGCGGGCGGCGACCATGCCGGGGGTGCCGGAGCCGCTGAAGGGGTCGAGGACGGTCCCGCCGGGTTTGCATCCGGCGAGGACAGCGCGTTCGGCGAGGGCCGGCGGGAAGACCGCGAAGTGTGCGCCGGCGAACGGGACGGTGGGGATGGTCCACACGTCGCCGGGGTTGCGACCGCCGGGGTGGTTCATCTGGTCGAGCGAGAGTGACTGTGCACTTGCCACCCCGGCATACGGAATGCCCTCGCGAGCGGACCTTCCGGGCGCGGTGCGGTGCGGTTGCGCCCGCTTGACGCTGGCCTCGGTGTGCGGTTCCCGGATCTGGTCGAGGTCGAACCAGTAGCGCGGCGACTTGGCGAACAGGAAGACGTGCTCATGCTTGGCGGTGAACCGGTCGCGGACGCTTTCGGGCATGCCGTTGGACTTGGCCCAAATGATGTCGTTGCGGAGGATCCACCCGTCGGCTTGCAACGCGAACGCGACGCGCCACGGGATGCCGAGGAGGTTCTTCTCGGGGAGGGTGACGCCGGGCTTGCGGCGGCGGTTATTTTTCGCTTCTTGGGCGTGACCGTGTTTCCGCCCTTGAAGCATCGACCCTCCGCCGCGGCCGCCCCCGCCCTGACTGGCGTAGGAGTCTCCAAGATTTAGGAACAGGGTGCCGTCGTCGGCGAGCACGCGCCGCGCCTGCTCGAAGATGAGGACCAGGTGCCCGACGAACGACTCGATGGTGGGCTCGTGACCGAGCGGGCATGTCATCGCCGGCACGTCCACGACGGGCAGGCCGTGCATGGGTGGGTAGGTGACGGCGGGCCAGTCGGTGCCGGTGACGCCGTAGTCCCGGAGTCCGAGGTAGGGCGGGCTGGTGACGATGCAGTCGACGGACTGATCGGGCATGCTCGCGAGAACGGTCAGGGCGTCGCCGTGGTGCAGGGTCACGGTGTCGTCGGCGAAGTAGGGCAGCCCGGTCATGCGCCCAGCCCCTCGAAGTCGAGCGCGTCCTGGCCACGCAGGCAGGCGGGGGATAACCAAAGTCGCTCGCGGCGGCCGTTGTCGGCCCGTGTCGAGTAACCAGCACCGCCTCCGGCCTTTCCCTGCGTGACGGTCCAGCCGTAGCTCAGGAGCGCGTCGTGCTCGTCGTCGTAGCCGCATAGGACGATGCGGAGGTCGCGCGGCGCTGACTGGCACCATTCGCGGACTTGTTCGGCGATGCCGTGCTCCGAGTGTGCGTATAGGTCTCCGCTGGTCGCGTAGGGCGGGTCGAGGAAGATTGCCATTGACCCGTCGCCCCCGGTCCTAGCGCGGGATGCGCTGGGGGTTAGGACGCGCCGCCAGTCGCCTGCGGTGATTCGGACATGGGCGAGGCGCTGGGATAGGCGGGCCATGTAGGTCGAGAGCCGGGACTCGTGCTCTCCCTGCCCGGCGTTGCCCAGGTGCGGCAGTTCGCGGTGTATCCCCTTCCCCGCGTCGCCCAGGTGCGGCAGTTCGCGGTTGACGCCCGGTGTATCCCCTTCCCCGCGTCGCCCAGGTGCGGCAGTTCGCGCGTCGCGTAGGTGCCCGTCGATGACGCGCCACGGTCCCGCGCCCCACGGGTCACCGATGCCGCACGCGGCGACGTACAGCCACCACGCGGCGGCCTTGGCGTCGTGCGCCTCGGGGTCGCCCTCCAGCCACGACACGAGGCCGTCGGTGCGGCGCTCTTGGAGCCAGGCGAGTCGCGCGTGATAGTCGATTTCCGTGACGGGTCCGGCGGCGTGGTGGGCGACCTCGGCTGGGGATAGGCGGATCGCGCGCCAGGTGTTGACGAGCCACCCGTCTGCGTCGTTGATCGTCTCGACGCGCCGCCCCGTGAAGGTCGGCCGCCCAAGGAGTACAGCGGCAGATCCCGCGAAGGGCTCAACGTAGCCGCCGGGGTCGCCGAGCGCGGCCCAGATGATCGGCGCGGCTCGACGTTTGCCGCCGAAGTAGGGGAAGGGTGCGCGAAGGTCGCTCACATCGGCTCCTTGTTCATCACATTCGCGTATTGACGCGCGTATGTACGCGGGTGTATGGTTGATGCATGACAAAGACGAAGCGCACCTTCATCACCGCAGCCGAACTGCTCCCCGGCGACGTCCTCTATAAGCACGGCGTGCGGATCGCTGAGACGCGGCCGGCTGGCACGGTGGTTGAGGTGCGTTACGCACACTCCCCGGTGTGGGCGGCTCATCTGCCCACGACCCGATTCCACGTTCTGCGAAAGGCGGCCTAAGTCATGTATGCCTTGACGATCACCACCGACACCACCCGCGAGGTTGCCCGGTTCTGGACGCCGCGCGAGGCGTGCGACGCCCTGCCCAACGTCGCTCGCGGCTATGGGCTGGCGACGGGCGAGACCGTGCCGGACCTGCACCCGATGCAGCGTCACAGCGACCCGGCTGGCGCGACGCTCACGGTCGGCGCGGCGATATTCGCCATCGCGGAGGTAGGGGTCTGGGAGTGAGCGGGCACAGCCGACAGGGCAGCATCCCGGCGCGCTCGGTGCGCATCCCGGATGACGAGTGGCGCGCGGCCCAGCAGCGAGCTGCGGAGCGCGGGGAGACCGTGACGGACGTGATCCGGCGTGCGCTGCGGAGGTACGCCGCGCGGCCGTGAGGTCGCTCACGACTCCACCCACTCGATGCTGGTCCCGTCGCAGCGCACGCCCGACCACCGGGTGCGCCCGTCATTGAGCCGGGTGGGGGTGGCCTCGATGGTGGCCGTGTGCCGCACGGGCTGCCCGTCGAGGTGGCAGTCGTGCTCGACCTCGTGGGCGGTGGGCTTGGGGTGGATCATGCTGTGTCCTCGGCGTCGAGGGTGCTGAACAGGTCGGGTTCACCGATGGGGCGGTTGCTCCACAAAACTTCGACGCGATCGGTGTCGCCGGAGAGGGTGGTGGGTGCGCCGAGGTCGAGTCGGTGCCAGCCGTCGAATAGTTCGGCGTAGAGCGGTGAGTCGTAGCCGGAGAGTACGACGGATGCTTTGCACTGGTTGAGTGCGTCGGCGAAGTCGCGGTGTGCGTCGTCGTCGAGCATTTCGACGCGGTAGTTGTTGGCGCGGGTGGAGCCGAGGTAGGGCGGGTCGACGTAGAGGCAGACGGTGGGCTCGGTGCCGTAATCGCGGATGATGTCCAGCGCGTCGCGGGACTCGAGCGAGACGTGCGACAGCCGCTCGGCGCAGTCGGCGACCCTGCGGGCGAAGTAGCTGAGGTCGGTGGTGTGAGCCAGCGGAGCCTTTCTGAACTTCCATCCGGAGTACCTCATCGAATGGCTACGGCTCTGCGTGAGGCGCACCCACACTCGACGTGCCCGCTCTAGCTCGTCGCCGTCGAGGACCTTGGCACCCTCGAACTCGGCTCGCGAGTGTGGGGTGAACTCGCAGACTCGTTGCAGGTCCTCGGGGCGGTCGCGAAGGATGCGCCAGAACGTCATGAGGTCGCCGTCCAAGTCATTGACCGTCTCGGCGCGGCTCGGCTTCTTCGCCAGCAGCACAGCCAGCGACCCAGCGAACGGCTCGACGTAGTGCTCGTGTGCCGGCAGCAGCGCGGCAATCTGGGGTGCGAGCGTGGTCTTTCCGCCGTAGTACGCGAACGGTGGCTTCACAGCTTGTCGATCCACGTCGGGTCCTCTCGCTCGGACCATGCCGAGTCAGTCGTCTTGGGTGCGACCACGTCCCCGATGTCGTCTCGGTCGCGGGTGCGTTTGATGGGCTTGTAGTGGGGGCAGTCGCCGCAGTAGCAGACGGCGAGGCAGTACCTGTTCGGTGCTGGCACGGGCTGCCTGCTCGGTGCTGGCACGGGCTGCCCGTCGAGGTGGCAGTCGTGCTCGACCTCGTGGGCGGTGGTCTTGGGGTGGATCATCGCTCGTCCTCGCAGTCGCAGATGGTGAGCCAGCACGTCGGGCATGGCTCGCGGTCTTGGTGGGGTGGCTCGGAGCAGGAGGCGTGCACCCAGGCGTCGTGGTCCTCGTCGTGGCGGATGGGGTCGCCGAGGTGGATGCGCGTCCCGCACTCGGGGCAGGTGGATTCGTAGCGGGCGGGGCCGGTCACGGGGCCACCTCCGCCAGGCTCGGCAGGTCCCGCTCGATCGGGCACGCGGCCCACGCCTTGCGGCGCGCGTCCCAGCCCGCGCACAGGGAGCCGGGGGTGCCGTCCACGCGATGCGGTATGCCGAGCCAGTCGATCGGCGGGTCGTAGTGCGTGACCGCTCGCCCGTCCTCGGCACTCTCGACGATCCACACCTCGCCGGATGGGTGGGCGAGGCCGAGCAAGCGGCGCATGCCGTCGTGGCACCAGAAGCGCTCCCCCATGATGGCGAGGTCGTCCAGGTCGTGCCCGTCCGCCGCCGCATCGGGGCTGCCTCGCCGCTCGGGTGAGCCGGGCCGGTAGGCGCAATCCCCGCACATGCCGGGCATGACGGTCACCTCGCCGCGCAGCATCCGGGCTTGCTCGGGCGGGTCGTAGATCGGCTGCCAGCAGGTGCAGGCATCCCAGTCATTGACGGCCGTGCCGAGGCAGCACGGCACTCCATCGGCGGGGCCAGTCCAGTCGGGTGGGACGGTGATGCCGGATGTGGGGGTGCTCACGCCACGCCCTCCCGCTCGGCGCACGGCTCACACTCAGCGACGTGTGCGGCCCACCCCTCGGGGTCGAGATAGGCGCGAACGGCGTCGTGCTCGCCCCACAGGTGCCGTCGGCGCGTGCCGACTTGGCTGGGGTCGCAGGGCTCATGCGGGTCGCAGTAGCCGCCGGCCGCTTCCAGCGATGCCGAGCGCCCGATCGGGGAGAAGGGTCGCCCGCAGACGACGCACTCGACGGGGGTCCAGCAGTCCGGGGTGCAGCGATATCCGCTCATGCCACGCCCTCCCGGCCCTCGATCTGGTCGGCCAGGACGACGGCCACGGCATACGCTTGCCACATATCGGCCGCGAAGCCGTGGAACCATCCGGGCGCGGCCTTGGTGCCCTTG